TGCTAGTGCGCTCCGAGTGTATGACAAAATGACGCAGGGCGATGCAACTGTGGATGTAGCATTACGTTCGGCAAAAATGCCTATTCTCGGAGCAACGTACTTTGTCGAACCGTTCTCGGAAGATCCCTTTGATGTAGATATTGCGGAGTTTGTTGAGTATAACATCTTAAAGGGACATAGCCAGCCATTTTTGCTTGTTCTCGAAGATATCTTACGAATGTTTGAATATGGCAGTTCCATCCTAGAACCGACGTGGGAGCTAGGAACGTGGGGACCAAAGCGTAGCGGAGCGAATACGAAAAAGTACACCTTACTCCGCAAATTAGGCTATCGTCCAGCAACCACAGTTGGTCAGTGGGAATATGACGACAATGGTGGCCCTGTCTCAGTCAAGCAAACTGCCATCCGTGGAGATGGTACAACAGAGCAAATCGATCTTCCCATTGAGAAACTTATTGTTTTTGCATTCAATAAGAATGGTGGCGAATTAGAAGGTCGCTCCCTTCTTCGCACCGCTTACAAACATTGGTACTATAAAGAGCATCTACTTAAAATCGATGCAATCCAGAAAGAGCGCCACGCACTAGGAATTCCCACAATGAAGCTAGAGCCGGGTTATTCTGATGAAGATGCGTCGGCAGCATGGGAAATGGTTACGAACATTCGTACAAACGAACGTGCGGGTGCCGTACTTCCCCCTGGATTCACATTAGAGTTCGCAGAATTGGGTCACGTTCCGGTCAATCCACTTGAATCTGTGGAATACCATGAAGGTCGGATTCTGTTGAATGTCTTAGTTCAATTCCTCGTTATGGGTCTACAATCCACAGGTGGTGGAGGTAGAACTACATCTTCGAGTCATCTGGATATGTTCCAGAAATCGCTGCGCTATGTCGGCAACTCAGTATGCGATACACTCAATATGTATCTGATTCCGCAGATCGTTAGTTACAATTTTGATACAGCTAATTATCCGCGCTTACGTGTGCGTAACATCGGGGAGACAAAGGATCTTCAGATGTTCGCTAGCGCGATGGCTAACCTTGCTTCTCAGAATCTCATTACCGTCGATCTTGAACTTGAACAGTGGATTCGTGAAGTTGTCGATGCTCCGTATAAGAAGGGGAATAAGCAGACACCTGAAGCCAACTCGTCTGGATTTAGTGCTGCCGAGAAGTTAAAGCAAGCTGATACGCAAATGCGTCAACAGCAAGCTAACGGGCAGAACACTAATGGACAAGGCGGCAAGGGTAGCGTTTCGACCACTAATATCAAAAGTGGTACGGGGAGTACAAAAAGCCCAGGATTACCACAATGACTAATACGCATATTCTTAATCTAGGAAGATCAGAGCCAGGAACAGGATCTCCCCCGGCGCTAGAGTATGAACCTGTGGGGCTTGATATTTCAAGTGGCTCGCGGAGAAATAGTCCTCCCGCAGCATTTGAGGTTCCTCAAAATAATTATCATTATCAGGTAGGATTATCCGAAACAATGGAGATTCATAACTAATGCATTCAGTAATCTCACTTAAAGAATTTAGCGATATCGCTGAGGCGACTCCACAGGATAATACCTACTGGATTCAGGCTTGGCGATATGGTGAGTGGGAGCATCCCGCTTATGGAACAGAAAAAATTACTCCTGAGTTCGGGGATGTTCTTAAGACCAATTTCGATACTAATGTTTATGGACAGGATATCCCACTAAACTTTGAACATGGGGATGATCCTACAAAGGGTAAGCAGGCAGCAGGTTGGATTAAGGAAATCGAACCACGCGAGGATGGTGTCTATTATCTTTGTGAGTTTACAGAAGATGCCCTGAATGAAATCAAGGCAAAGAAATGGCGCTATATATCACCCGAATACGACGATTGGATGAATCCTGAAACTCAGGAAGTAGTGTCATCTGTCCCGATGGGCGGCGCACTCACCAATCGACCTTTCTTCAAGAATATGGCGCCATTAAATTTCTCCGAGTTGTATGCGGAGATTGTCAGCACAACGAATACAACGAACGTAGGAGGAAAGATGGCTGAAGAGACTACGACGGATGATGAGGGCAATGAGGGTGGTGACGAGGCCGCAGAGAACAACTTATTGAAGCAGTTTGGAGAAGTGTTAGGTGTAACTTTCTCCGAGTTTACTGAGAAGGAAGTTCTCGATAAGGCAACTGAGTTAGCTGCTGTTATTGCTCCGCTTAAGAAGGTTAAGCAGGATGCTGAGACTACTCGCTCTTTCCGCGATACTTTTCCGCAGGAGTTTGCAGAGATGCAGAATCTTCGGAAGTCGCGTATTGAGAATGATGCTCGTAAGTTCGCAGAGAACTATGAGCGGTTTACAGTGAAGGATAAGGACGAAAAGGATACTCGCGGATTCTCCGCGCTTGTTCTTGGTAAAATCGAGGATACGCACAAGAAGTTCTCCGAGGGCATTGTCACGGCAGAGGATATGGCTGACTTGCTTGACAGCATTTCTGAGGGTGGCATTGTTGATTACAAGGAGATTGGTTCCTCGCGTCGTAAGGAGTTCTCCGGTAGCGATACAACTGATCCGCGAAAGCAGTTCAGTGAGGTTGTTGCCGGGTTAATGGGTAATGACGAGCTTTCTTACGAGGATGCAATCGTCGAAGCTGCCAAGAGTGAGCCGGAGCTTTATCAGGCTTACCTCACTGGCTCGAACAAGTAGTAGAAGGGAGGTAAGATGGCTGGTGCTGGTGGAAATTATGGTATGGACAAGGGTTATAAGCCCGCAGTTGCTTTAACGAAGTTTCGTTTCGTTAAGTTCTCGGCTGAGGATACTGTCACCGTTGTTACAGGCAAGACGGATGTTGTCTGTGGTGTGGCTCAGTATTCGGTTAGTACGGCTGAGTTAAGCAAGGGCAAGAATGCATCTGTTCGTATGGAAGGAATCAGCGAGGTTGAAATTGCATCTACTGTCTCCGTTGGTGATCTTGCAGGTTTAACTGCCAATGGAACTATTCGTACTGCTACCACGGGTGATCGTATTGTGGGTACAGTTACGCATGGTGCTACTACTGCTGGTGAGCGTGCTTCTGTCATGGTCGAAATCACTTCAACCGTTCTTTAAGATAGGTGGTGAGAAGATATGTATGATCCCGGTCAGTTGTATGTCGATCCTATTCTCACTCAGCTATCTTTAGGGTTTAAGGATCAGAGCCTCTATGGTACGGAGATTCTGCCAATTACGCCTGTTAGAACGCAGAGTGGTAGGTATCGTGTATTCGATAGGTCCGATTGGTTAATCTTCGCTGACGTGCGCGCTCCTGGCACGGTTGCTAACGAAGTGACTGGTCGTAAGTGGAGTGAGGATACGTTCTCAGTGACGGAGCATTCGCTTCAGTCGTTTGTTACTGACGAAGAGTATCAGGAGCTTAATTCGCAGGGTGGTCTTGCTGATGCTGTTTTCGGTGGTGCTTTACAGATTCAGCCGATGCAGGATGCAACTAAGCTCATCACACGCTCCATTCTGTTAGGCCATGAGAAGAAGGTTGCTGATCTTGTCCGTGACACGGGTAACTATGCTGGTTCTCATGTAGATACACTCACGACCACAAAGCAATGGGATGATTATACGTATGCAACCGCAGGCGCACAGGATACGATTGTATCTAATCCAGTTGCCGATATCCGCAAGGGTATTATCAAGGTCTGGAACGATACTCGCCGCTATCCGAATACGCTTGTGATTCCGCGTATGGGTATCTCTTGGATCGAGAATCATCCTCGTATTGTGGAGCGGTTCAAGAACTTCTCACTCACGGAGCCTAATGCTTTCCAGACGTTAACGGGCTTTGAGGGTAGGATTCTGCTTGTTGATTCGCTTTACAACAACGCGAATAGCGTTGATGCTACCGCTAGCTACGTTGATCTGTGGGGCAAGGACGTTTGGCTTGGTATTGTTGACGGCGAGATGGGTCAGAATACTCAGACGTTCGGTAAGACGTTCGCACAGCCGTATCCTGATGGTAGTATTCGGCCTATCGATCGTTGGCGTGAGGAAGAGCGTAAGGCTGATATCGTGCGTGCTTCGATGAAGTATGATCTTAAGATCGTTTCGGCTACTGCCGGATACATCATCAAGACCGCATTCAGCACGACCGCATTCTAAAACTAGGAGAGTAGAATGCCAAAATGGTATGCATGGTCAACAATCGATTCAGCGCAGGCAGGCGATACGGTTACTGCTAAGGGACTCGGACTCAGTGATGCAGATTTTGAAAATCTGATTGCTGTGGGTTCTGTTAGAGAGACACCGTATCCCTGCCCCGCTGATTACGATGGGAGTCCTGCTGATTGGTATAAAGAGCAGGTTGCATCAATTGGTGTCGCTAAGACCGCCGCTAAGTTAGGTGTTCAAAGTGACCAGGGAAGCACTCTAGTACCACCAAAGGCGGAATAGATCATGCTCGCGGACCTCGACGATATCAATACGTTCTTACCAACTGATAAG